AAACTTAGCAGCAAGGTTAGGTTTTGGCTCAAATAACTTGAATGAAGGTGTTGATTATCCGCTCACTAGGTTAACTAGAAATTATCAATTACTTACTTCGCTTTATCGTTCCCATTGGATTATCAGAAAGATTATTGATACTATCCCTGAAGATATGATGAAAAATTGGATTACTTTGACTTGTCAACTTGATCCTAAAGGTATTGACAGTTTTAACAAAGTAATTAGAAAAACCAGACTTAAAGAAAAGCTGTTAGAGGGTTTACAATGGGGTAGGCTTTACGGCGGTGCTGCTGCAATCATGCTTATTAAAGGACATGAAAATTATTTAGATCAACCGCTAAACCTGGATACTGTTTTACCGGATAGTTATAAAGGCTTGCTTGTGCTTGATAGGTGGTCCGGTATTGCTCCTAAAGGTGATTTGATAACCGATATAAATGACCCTGATTTCGGTTTACCTGCAACTTATCAAATTACTGTTGACGGTGGTCAAACTTTTGTTGTTCATTCTTCCAGGGTTATCAGGTTTACCGGTAGAAAATTACCTTATTGGGAAAAGGTTGCTGAAAACAATTGGAGTATTTCGGAAATTGAAGTTATTTTTGACGAATTGAAAAAAAGGGATAATACTAGCTGGAACATTGCAAGTTTGATCTTTCTTGCAAATATCAGAGTTTTAAAAATGGGTACAATGGGCAAAATGTTGGGTTTAGGTAACGCTCAACAGCAACAGCAGTTGTATAATACTCTTTCCGCTCAAAATAGCTTAATGTCTAATCAAGGTATGATGATACTTGATAAAGATGATGATTTTGATACTAAAACCTATAGCTTTAGCGGTATCAATGATATTTATGAAAGCTTTATGCTTGATCTTGCAGGAGCTTCAGAGATTCCAGTTACAAAGCTATTTGGGCGTGCTCCTTCTGGAATGAATGCTACCGGTGAAAGCGATTCACAGAATTATGACGGCAACATTGAAACTAAACAAGAAGCAACGCTTAGACCGGCGTTAGATAAGCTGTTTCCGGTTATAGCGGTTAGTTTGTGGGGATTTGTCCCTGATGATTTCGATTTTAAATTCAATCCTGTTAGAAGCATATCAACTGAAAAGCTTGCTGAAATATCTGCTAAATTAACTGATTCAGTTGATAAGGTTTTTAATTCTGGAATTATTGGAAGAAAAACTGCATTGAAGGAGTTAAGGCAAAACAGCGAAATAACCGGTTTGTTTAGCAACATAACTGATGAAGAAATAGAAGCTGCAACTGATGAAATTGAAATGAATATTGATATGCCGATGTTTGGTGAAGAACCTGAAGATAAAGAAGAAAAGCCGGTTTAGTTACCGGCTTCATCTTTCAGTATTCAATAACCTTTCCACAATCGGTTATAGGTTGTCCAGTATTCCAGTTGATTGCAACCCTTTTACCGCAATGTTCTTGTGGTTCAAAGATACAAACAACAGGATCAACGTTTTTGTAAGTTCCAACAACGGTAAAAACACATTCCCCGTAACCGCTAATGTTACCTTTCCAAGTATTATTGCAACCATACTTGTAACGCTGGAAATGTTCAGGTTGTTTGATTTGCTTTTTCATTTTAGTTACTCCTTTTAGTTTAGCCACATAATGCAACCTTCACCTTCATTCTCACAGCATTCAAGACCGATGTTTTTATCTGAATCAGTGTAAACATAAATGTCATTTGCTGCAATTGCTTCTTTAGTAAAACAGGTGTAACCGTCTTCTTGTAGTTCTTTTAAAAGCTGTTCAATTTTAGCAAGGTGACGTTTATCAGGGTTTGCAATTCTTCTAACGCCTTGGTGTTTATTTTCAGTTTTCATCGCATTCCCCTTTTTCAAGTTTTGCTTTTTCAACTTTTGCAATTTGTCTTGCATTCTCAATGCCATATATTTTAGTTGCTTTAAAATATCTTTTAAACTTGTCATAAATAACAACCGTATAATGTCCTGATCTGCTAAAGGTTATTGAAGTTTTCATTTTGCAATCTCCTTTGCTGTTGAAGTTGAATAGACTATAACAAACCTTTTAACAGCCGTCAATAGTTATTTTGCAAAATAATTCATTTTAGCTAAATTATTTTGTTGGAGTTTTAAATGGTTGATTTTTCGGTTAAAAAAAGAATTGAAGCACAATATAAAGCTAACCTTAAAGGTATGTTTAAGCACCTTTACGATTTTATTTTGAATGGTGATGTTGAAAAAGTAATTGCAAGCAAGGCTTTTAGTTCCTTTTGCAATTCAGTTGCAAGCCGTATGATAACCGGTCTTGCTGTTGAAAATGCTAAAGATTGGCGGGATGCTGCTAGGCAAGGTCAACAGGGAAGAATGATCTATGAAGCCTTGAAGCAAGAAATGAAAGGTCCGGTTGGCTACAGAGTACAAAGCTTGATTGATGATAATGCAAAGCTGATTAAATCATTTTCTAGCACAATGTCTAACCATATTGTTAACCAAATAAATGAAAATGCACAATCAGGAGTTAGAGCGAGTGCTTATGCTGAAAGGTTGAAAGAATGGAATGAAAAAAACAATATTGATGATGTAACAGAAGCCAGGATTAACTTAATTGCTAGAACTGAAACAAGCAAAGCAAGCACCGCTTTAACAAGAGCAAGAGCCGAAAACTTAGGATTGAATTGGTATATATGGAGAACTAGCGAAGATGCCAGGGTTAGGAGTTCTCATAAAATAATGGATGAAGTGTTAATTCATTGGAGCAATCCCCCTGCACCTGAACAACTTGATAATATAAAATCTACTTTAGGCCATTATCATGCCGGCAATGCTCCTAACTGTCGTTGTTATCCTGAACCTGTTATTAGTTTAAATTCAATTAAATGGCCGTGTAAAGTTTATATTGGTGGAAAAATAGTTACAATGATAAGAGTGGAGTTTGAACGATTAGCCGCTTGAAATATTATTTTTCAGCGGCTTCACTTTTTCATTGCTTCAAAGATTTTTTCACATTAGAATAGCAAACAGAAGTTTACCTTTCAAAGGTTATTAGGGTTTTCTCACAAATGGCAAAATCGTATTTCGGAACAAGATTAAGTAATAACATTGCTAAAACTCCTGAAGGGTTTTTAGTTTGTTATAACGTTCCTATTGCCAGAACTGGCTATCAAGATTACGCTCCTGAAGAAGTAGGTATTGAAAATGCTAAAGTAGTAAACGGGATTGTTAAAGTGTTCCGTTCTCCTGAACAAGTTTTTGCAACTGCAACAATTGCAAGTGCTGAAGGAAAAGACGTAACTGATTTACACCCTAGCGAATGGCTGAACACTATTAATCATTCTTCTTATAGTAAAGGTCATTGCCAGAATGTAAGAAAAGGTGAAGGTGAATTTGCAGATTTTTTAATTGCAGATTTGTTTATTAAAGACGCTGTTTTGATTAACAAGATTGATAACGGTCAACGTGAAGTTTCTTGTGGTTACAATCATGATTATGCAGAAACTGAAAACGGAATTGAACAGATAAACATAATCATGAATCACGTTGCAATTGTTCCAAACGGCAGAGCCGGAAAAGAAGTATCTATTAGAGATGCTAAACCCAATATTAAAAAGGAGCTAAACAAAATGAGTGGTAAAACCTGGAAAGAAAAAATTTTCGGAATGGGAATGAAAGAGTTTGCCAAAGATGCAACTCCTGAACAAGTTGCAGAAGCAATGAGTGAAAAAGAGCCTGAAGAAAGTTCTAAAGATGAAAATGCACATTCTGAAGCAATGGGGCAAATTCTGGAAAGTCTGAAAGCTATTGAAGCTAGACTTTCTAAACTGGAAACTTCTGAAGCTGCTGAAGAAACTCCTGAAGAAGCAATTGATGCACTTGAAAAAGAGCTTGAAGGGAAAGAGAAAGAAAAGGATGATGCCGGACTTGTTGAGCCTGAAAAGCTTTCCGGTGTTGAAATTCCCACAAATCCTATTCCTGGTGCAGATGCTGCTCTTTCCATGCTTAGGACTATGAAACCGATTATTGCCGCTATTTCTGATCCTGCTGCGAAGAAACAAGCCTGTGATGCTCTTACGGCTTCTGTTAAGGGGTTGATGCCTACCCCGACACAAAAAGCCGATTACGGCAAGCTTTTGGAAGCACAAAGGGCAAAAGACGAAAGTGCTAAAGCTGCTCCTGAAGACCTGGGGAAAAGCATTAAAGAAAAATATCACCGTCAACCTGTAAAAGTTAGATAATAAAAACAAGCAAAAAAGGAGAAATACTTATGTGTCCTGGTGGCGTAATTGGAATTTCAATGATGAATGGTTTTCCTGGTTCTTTCAGTAGAAACGGAAGCTGCATTATAGCTAACCGTCTTGTTAAACCTACTGATGCAAACGGGCCTAACTTTGGCAATCCGGTAGTACTCAATGCCGACAATACTTATACCGATGTAGCAACGTTTATTGCTGCTGCCGGTGTAATGACTGCTGCAAAGCTTGCCGGTATTGCTGTAAGGGAAGTTAAACAAGCAACTGCATATGCTGCCGCTGCTGTTGGCAACTATGCTCCTGGTCAACCGTGCGATGTTCTTCAGCAGGGAAGCATTGTTGTTACCTGTAATGTGGGCAACCCTGCTGCCGGTGGTGCTGTTTATCTTCGCATTGCTGCTAACGGTGCAATTCCTGCCGGTGTTGTTGGTGGTTTTGAAGCTGCTGCTGATGGTGCTAACACTGTTGCACTTACTAATGTGCAATGGAGTACCGGTGTTAAAGATGCAAACGGCGTTGCTGAAATTACTATTTTGCAGCGGCTTGCTGCATAAGGGGGTATTGAATTATGCGAGTTGTTGATAAGGTTGCTAAAGCAACTATGGATGCAATGCTTAGACAAGGTGCTAACGGTTTTGGCGCAATGGATGCTGCAACTGCCGGTGGTATGGCCTTTCTGCAAGGTGAACTTGAAAAACGTGATCCTAAAGTAAGAGAACCGCTTACTTCTGTTACCTGGATGCGTGATATTGTTTGCAAAACCGGCGGTGGTTTTGTTGACTTCACTTCTGCTTTCAATGTTAACTATGGCACTTCCGGTGCCAATATGCTTGGTTTGATGGGTGGCGAAACAACTGCTATTCCGCTTATGCAAGCTGATCTTTCTAAAGACCTTTGGCCGGTATTTGGGTGGTCTAACATCCTTAAAGTACCGTTCATGGATCAACAGAAGATGCAACAGGTGGGAAGAAGTCTTGATGATTTGCTTGATAAAGGTATCAGGTTGAATTGGTCCAAAGCTAATGACCTGATTGTTTATCAGGGTTTTGGTGGTTCCCCTGGTATCGTTAATAACAGCAACATTACCGCTGTCGCTGTTGCTAACAATGCTGCCGGTACTTCTAAACTCTGGAAAAACAAAACCCCTGATGAAATTCTTGCTGACTTCAATCAGGTGCTTGTAAATACTTGGGCCGCTTCTGAATATGATATTACCGGCATGGCTAATCATATTCTTATTCCTCCTGCACAATATGCTGATATTTGCAACAGGAAAGTTAGTGACGCTGGTAATTGCAGCATTCTTACTTACCTGATGGAGAACAACATTGGCGTTAAACAAGGCGTTGATGTTCAAATTTTCCCTTCCAGGTGGT